TTAAGCATTGACGGCCCCCTTGGCGCACAGAATGGCTTCGCGTTGCTCCTTGCTCATAGCTCCCCAATTTTCGACGCCGGGATCGGCAGCGCCGTCGATGATCGGCTTCAGGTCAGCCCTATCAATCCCCAGCCTGGAAGCGATGGACGAGATATGGCCGATGTAGAAGCCATCTAGATCGCTGCTGGCGAATGCTTCCTTGATCACGCCTTCGATCTCAATTCGAGCGACCGAAGGGCTCTTTGCCGAAGGTTCAGTAGCGCGCACGCCTGCGCGAGTGACACCATACTCCCGCATTACATCAAGCAAGTTGCTGCGAATGTATTTTAGAGCATCGGGAGTATCAAAGGCTGCGGGAACGATGATTTTCTCAACGTTTACAATAGACTGAGCGTCTGAATCATAGATGGCGAACGTAACGGCGGCCGGGGCCGCACGTATCCCGATAGTCTTCATCGATCCCCCCAAATCACTACGGGATCGTGTCTTTTTTATCGGCTGCGATCAAGACTCAAAAGCCATGGTATACTGAGGGTCGCCTGCCCGTCTCAGAAAGTGCAGGGCCACGGTCCACACCGGCAGTGCTGTCGTCAAACAGATTGCCCTAGATAGTCGCGTCGTTCGCCCAGCCACCTCTCGGCAGCAGGCGCGTAATAAGTGGTAATGGACGCTAATCACGGCTACGGCCTCGGTGTCGGAGCGTCCTTCTCGAGCAGCCTTACCGCGCGATCGATCTGCATGGACACGTTCTGAAGCGTGACCTCCATTCGTGTCAGCCGGTCCTTCATCTCGCCGCTCTGGATTTCCAAGCGCTCGATGCGGATGGTGTTTGCCGCGGTAGCCAGCCTGTTGGCCTCGATGTCGGATCGGAAGCTCGCCCAACCGAAGACGATGGCCGTAAGCAACGTGCCGATGGTGATCATGTTGCCTAGGCTCATCTTCATGTCGATATCCATGCCGAAGTGCTTTTGGTCGCTCATGGCTTCCTCCCGCACAGTTCCTCGCGTGTCTTCAGAATGGTGAGGTGCCGGGCCGCCTCCTCGGCGTTCATCGCGTCATAGACCTCCTGCCGATAGCGGAGGTCGGGACCCAGGCAGATGCTGCCTCGAGGCGTTGTGCATGCGGCCGCGCCGGTCAGCACGACGATCAGCAGCAGGATGCGGGTGACGAGATCGAGCAGCCGGCGCTTCATGGCCGTGTCCTCTTGGCGAGCTCGGCGCGCACCTGATCAGGTGACATCGCGCCAACGTCGGATTGCACCTCGTCGACGATATCCCTCGCCTTCTGCTCGGCCTTGGCTTGCTTGTCGCGCTCGCGGCGGGCCCCGCGGCTGTTGCCTTTCAGGAATGCGACCAGCGCAGCCAGGACGCCGCCCATGATCGCCAGAAGCGTCGGATTGGAGAGGAGGAAGCCGAGGATTGTCATCTCACTGATCCGCCGACTGATTGGGGATCTGGTAGACGCCGCCGGCCACAAGCGCGCCAACGATCAGATCGCGAACGACCGCATCGAGGCCGGGAATGTCGACCTCGAAGTGACGCAGGCCGATGAGCGCCCCGATGCCGAACAGTGCGACGAAAAATTTCGCGTACTTGCGCATGGTCAGTGTCCTTTGCGGGAGAACAGCTTGGCGACTGCCTTGCCGATGAGCTGAAGCCAGAACACGAGACCCTTGGCGGATCCGGTGGGCCGTGGCGATGGCGCGGAAGGCCGCGCGCTGGACGGAGCTGGCGCGCGGGCTGCGGCCTCGGGTGACCTTGGGGCTGCGTTCGGCTCGGCCAGCTTCAGTGCCGCGGCGCGCACGCCAGATACGCGGGCGGTCCAGCCTTTGCCGAAGGTCGCCCAGGTCTTGAGCCCACGCAGGAATTTCATGCGCTTGTCGCACAGGTCGTTGATGACCGTGGCGCGCATCATGGCCTTGGTCGCGGCAAGTGTGGCCGGGCCGATCCTGCCGTCTTGCGTGACACCGACGACGCCCTGCAGGTACTTGGCCGCCCTGCCCGGCCCGCTGTTCACGGCGAAATCGAAGACGGCATAATCGACGCCGTCGGGCAGCTCGGCGCCATGCACGGCGTCCCAGTAGAAACGCCGGTAGACGGTGGCCAACTGCTCGTCAGTAATCCGGCGCAGATCGTCCTTTGTCGCGCCCGGCTTCACGTACCGCCGGAAGTTCGCCAGAGTGACGCCTTTCATAGTGGCGCCACCAGGATCGGCCGGATGATCCGACCAGCCCCCCTCATGTTTCAGGACGAGCGCAAGCGCCCGCTGGAAATTGCGGTCCATGGGATTTCCTTCGGGTTGGGAGTAGGATGGTGGTGCGCGCGGGGTGCGCAGCTATGCGGCCGCTATCGCCAATGACCTGGCAGGACTGGCTCTATGTCGCTGTCGCCTTCTGTGCGGCAGCGGGCATCATATGGATGTTGGGGTTTTAGTATCACTGGCCTTAGGCCGGAAGAGCAATCCGAACGAGCGCTTCGGCCGCGTGGCGGTCCGTATTGTTTGCCAGCACCCAGTCACGCGGGGTGTAGTCGTTCGTGCCAGATGCCAACAGGTCCCGAAGCTCTTCATCAGTCGACCAGAATGCACCGGTCGCGTTGGTCAGATAGGGCGCAGCGCTGCACGCTATGCCCTCTTCCGGGATGAAATCATATCGCCGCACAAACGTCGGCACATCCATCGACCAGGCTTCAGCCAGGGCGAGCCCTTGGCTTTCGCTCAGGCCAACGACAACGCAGGCAATGGCTTCCTCGAGCGCCCGCTTGAACTCTTCAGGCTGGTAGTTGCCGTATCGGATCGTCACGGGCTCGAAGCCTGCCGACCGGATCACCTCGGATGCTTGTTTGGATGCCTCAGGCTGGCGCTTTTCGTAGACCAGTACCTTGGTGCGCTTGCCGCCAGATGGCGCCCAATGATCGGCGTCAACACCTGCCGGCCAGATCGCGACCCTACCAATCAGACGGGGCTCGTCGGCTTCATAGGCATCTTTGACCCACTTGCTCGGAACCAGTACCAGATCAATTTCAGGAGACGCCAAGACTGCGTTCTCTTCAAAGGCGCGGACGACGATGTTTGGCCCCACAATCAACCGATCGCACTTACCGCTGCGCTTTGCTGAGATGCCCGTCCGCACAGCCCGAGCGTCAGCAACCGCATGAACCGTCTTCGCCCGCAGATTGCCAAATCGTCGTGCGTAGAGCCAGTCGATGCCGGCCAACTGTTTCAATCCTTCGATGAGACTGCGTGTAACGCCAGGATGGCCGCCGTACTTGCGCTTCTCACCGCGCAGGCGCTCGCGAACCTGTAACCATAGGTCGTTCAAGAACGGTCGTTGTTTTCCGGTAAGGATGACCAAGTCGTGGCGCTTCATTTGGTACGCCATATCTGGTCCGATTTTCGGCGTCAAAGCTTAGATGAGGCAGTGAAGAATGCATCCACGCGTGCAGACGAGTAGCCGAGCGCAGCAAAGCCTGACTGCAACATAGTATCGTCTCGATTGAACGTCTTGCTCTCTGCATAGGCGATCTGAACAAGCTTGGCCTGTGAGGCGACCCAGGCTTCGACAAGTCCAGATAGGCCGTCGATTTCCAACTGCATCTTAAACTGTCGAGAAGAGACGTCGTCGGGCACAGGCGGTGGCGGTGCGGGCCGAATGGTGATGACGCTCATTTGCCTTCCTCCATCTCCACAGCCTGAGCAGCGGCAACTATTGCCTCCTGCTCAGCAAACCATGCGACTGCTCCGATACCGTAGCCGGCTGGCTGGCTGAAGTCCGCAGTCCAGAATTCTCGTTGCGATCGATCGGTAGGGATATCGGCGGTCGCGACAATTCGAAACGGCACACCTGCTGGAACGTCTTTTCGCGCGATTTCCTCAATTGGGATCCCGCTCTTTTCAGCCGGGATGACCACAGCCACGCCGCCGTTACCGTTTGGATGGATAATACGTAGCATGTCAGTCTCCAAAGATAGCAACGTTGATGATGTCACAATCAAGCGCGGTGTTGTTTACGGCACGAGTTCGTATATTACAGTTTGTGGTTGCCTGGGTGATGGTTTGTACGCAGCCTACATTGTAGTTACCAGCGCCTGCATCAGACCGCCCGGAGCCAACAACTGCATAACTGGCGTTCGCCATAGCACTAGTGAGATTTAGCGTGTAGTCGCCCGCGCCATTGTCGGTGACAGACGTAATGTTGAGGCTGTCACGGATCGCTACTGTACCCACGCCGTTGAAATTAACCCATGCCTTTGACATGCCTTGGTGGCTACCCATGGTGGCCACAGAGGGAACACGTGCGGCGTCTGTGCCTGTCGCAACCTCAGCAGCAGTTGCTAATTCAACAACGCCAGTAGCAGTGTCGCTTGCCGCCTGCTTCAGCGCATTGAACGCATTCGCCGCAGTACCCTGTCCCGTGCCACCGTCGGCAATGGCGATCAAAGCAGCACTGTCCTTGATCACCTTGCCTGTGGTGCCATTGAAGCGAGCGAAGCCATTGTTGGTCGAGGATGCTGGGCCGGTTACGTCACCCGATGCATTGTCACCCGTCCTATTGAAGATCAGCCAATGCCCTGCGCCGTTGGTCAGCGCGCCCGAGCCTCCGAGATAGGCAAGAGTGAGCTTGCGATAGCCAGTCCCGTCGACCACAGAGCCGGTGACGTTGTACGTGTGCCGGATCGTGGCATTCGTCTTTGACCGGATCGTCAGGACACCGCGCACCGCTGTCGTGCTGTCGTCCCATGTGTCGAGCACCCCGGTAGCCGTCACGCCGTCACTGTCGACATTGTCGATGTAGGCGGCGGTCGCAGAACCGGGGGCCGCGTTGTTGAGCCGGAAGAGGCCGGCGCCAGGGTCCGCATCGGTCGTCGTGGTCGAGAAGTTATACGGCAGCGCGGCCACCGAGTTGGCCGCTGCAGTCGCGCTGTTGGCCGCATTGGTGGCCGACGTCGACGCGGCACCGGCAGAGCCGGCTGCAGCGCTTGCGGACGCGCTGGCGGCCCCAGCCGAGGCGTCGGCCGCATTGGCGGCAGCCTGCGCAGCAAGAACGGCAGCCGACAGACCGCTGAGCGGAAAGACGACCTCAAAGCGAGACCCGGTAAAGAACAGCACCGTCTGCCTTCCGGTGGTGAATTCGGTAGCACTGAGGTCGGCGCCGTTGCCATATTTGACGCCATAGGTGCCGACACCGGAGACGGTGATCGTCGCAGCACCGCTGTTGCCGGCCGCAGGCGTCATCAGGTAGAGCCGATCTGCCTGGAAGCCTACCGGCTGGGACACCACGACCGCATTGCCCGTCCCGCCTGTCACCGTTAGCTTGTCGACGGCGGCGCGGCCGAACAGGCGGCCATAACTCATCGGCACCCAGGACGCCCCGGTCGCGTCCCATTCCTTCAGGACAGCAGGGTCAAAGTTCTTGTCGAGCCAGAGCTTGTCCGTCGTCGGTGCGACCGTGCCGTCGACCATGTTGCTGAAGACACCAGCCGCGCGCAGTGCAGACAGCACCAAGTCTGACACGCGGACGTATTTCCCCGTCTCACTGCTCAGGGTGGTGCCGGTGAGGAAGAAGCCCCAATGCAATGAGTTGTCAAATTCTGTGGCCATGTTTTATCCTCAACGGAAGGCGGCCCGCCGTGGCGAGCTGTTCAGGTCGGTTTGGGATGGGCTTTCAATGGGCAAACCCGCAGGGAAACTTGAGCTTGCATGGCTTCATCTCAGGGATGCGGCCCCGTGGGGCGGCGTCTTCCTGGCAATGTTCTTGGCAGCGTTTCTTTTCTTGATCGTCGCGGGCGCAACCGGTTTGATGCCAACGAAGTGGGGGCCTGGTGGCGACTGCGGTCCTCGGGGTATGACCCTGGCCGACAACTGCTAGTCGACCATTTCCTTCAGGGAAGGCTCAACACCTTTGAAGCCGCTCCATTCGTCCATATTGAAGCCGCCTTCGAGGATCCAGCGCCAGTATGGCAACGTGGCAAACGGGATCATGCCCGTTGCACGCCCAACGTCGGCTGGCGAAACATCAAGGTTGCCAGACAGCCCTCGCGCCGGAACACCCAGCAGTTGGGCCGCGTCAGTGCCTAACTGAAATGAAGGGCCGAGCAATGCGCCGAAGGCGTCACGGTTGGCATATCGGGATGCCGGCTGGCGACCATCGGCGCCAGGAACCGCGAGACGTCCTGTCGCTGAGGCGAGCGCAAAGAAGCCCGGCCCGCCGATTTTCTCCCACGTGTTGTTGATCTCCATGCCGACAGACAGAATGCCCGAGCGCTCAAAACCCTCGGCAATCCATGTGCCGGGGTTGTTTGAAAGCTCCCGGCCGCTCTCCTTCTGCTTGAAGTAATAAGCGGCCATTCCCAGCGTCGACATTCCAAGGATGCCGGTGACCATCGAGCCGGGCCCGTCCTGAAGACCGCGCATCAAAACACGCTGGTTCGAGGCAATGGCAAAAGTCTTGAATTGGAGCAGTGCCCGGCCTGTCGGGGTATGAGCGAACAGTGGGACATCGGCCACGCTTTTGGTGACGATGATGCTGTCGACGTCCTTGTTGAGGCCGCCGGCGAAGGCGCGGCGCGCGCCTTCGTCGTCCCATCGCTCGATGCCGGGAATGTGGACGTTGCCGTCGACTTCGCCGAACTGATCGAACTGCCTGGCGATCCGCTCAGCCATGTGTTCGTCGATGCCAAGGAAACCCATGTAACGGCGCTCGTCTGGGTCGAGCTTGGCATAGTCGCCGAGGGCGGCGTTTTTCAGGATACGGTTCTGCACCAGCACCGACGCAATGGACTTATGCATGTCGTTCCACCACGACAGCAGCGACATGCGTGAGAACAGCGTCCCCATGTTGTCGATCAGCCGCTCAAACGGGCTGTTCTGTGCATAGGGATCGGCGAGTTCAGCCATTGTCGCAATGCGCGACTGCGTCATCCTCTCTGTCACTGCACCCACCGTCTTGGCATCGGCAATCGAAAGCTTTACCGCGTCGAGATTAGACAACAGCGGCGCGATGCCTTCGCTCATGTACCGGCCCAGACCGTGGACCATTGCCGGCCGCACGGCATCCGTCACCGAAGCAACGAGAACGCCGCCAAGCTGGCGGATGTAGTTGAACGTGCCGGCTGCGCGCAGCGCGCGGGCATAGTTCGTGTGCTGGCTGTCGACCTTGTACTGGCCGCGCAGCAGATCGCGGACGCTGGAAAAGTCCTCAACGTCGCTCTTCTCGCGGTTCTTGAGCCTCTTGAGTTCCTTGGCCTTCGCGTCCGCGTCCAGGTCGGAAGCTTCGACTTGCTCTCGCAGTGACCGGTAATCGTCCTTGAGACGATCGAGCTGGGCCTGCAGCGTCGGCTTGCCGGGGCCACCATGGCGCTGATCCATGCGCGTCAACTCGACGTCGGCCGCCATGACGCGGGCATAGCGCCGCGCGATGAGCTCAATGTCGTGCTCCAGGAACTCTTCGATGAGGTGGTCGGGGATGTTGAAGGTGCGTTCCTTCAGCGGCCCGCGCGACGACATCACCATGTCATAGGACGGCATGCCCTGATTGGCCCGACCGGTGAGCTGGTCAAAGATATCGTCGACAATCCCATTCACATAATCGGCCCGGTCCTGTGGCGAGACAAACTCGGGGATCTCCTGTTTGACCTTCGGCACCATCGGTTCGAGCTTGTCAGCCTTCACCTTGAGCCCGCCGATGTCAGCCTGCATCCGCTCAAGGTCAACCGACTTGGCGGCCAGCTCGGCCAGCATGTCATCGTTGGCCTTGCCTTCGGCCTCCATGCGCTTCAGCGCGTCGACGCGTTTGCGCAACGAGCGCTCGGCCAGCTTTGCCTTGAACAGGTCGCGCTTGGTCGTGGCATAGTCGACGACGAGGCTGACACGCGGCGAGGCGTTAGCGAGGTCGCGCACCCCGTCTAACTCTAGCTCCAGCTTGGTCAGGCCCTCGCTCAACGTGCGGGCTTCCATGGCCGAAATCTCGCGTTCATTGACCAGCTTGTCGCCGGCCGCGTCGAAGTCGGCGAGTTCGCTTTCGAGCCGGGAAATCCGGCTGTCCATGCCATCGAGATTTTTTTCGGCTCCAGTCACGCGATCGATGAAATCGCGGACTTCCTTGACCGACGCATTCGGCGGCAGGCCGACGTCTTCCAGCCACTTCGCGGCCACCTTGTCGAGGTTGTCGAGCAGTGCGGCTGCAGCATCTTCGTCGGCGGTGCGCAGCGGCACCCCAGCCAGTTCGCCGCGGATCGCGTCAAGCACAGCGTTTGCGTCGACATAGCCGGCCCCGTCGCCTGGCAGGTTCGCAAACATGGCGTCTTCAGCCTGGACGAAGTTGTCGAGGTCGCCGATGCCGCCTTCCTTCCTGAACATGCCAGGATGCGTCTTCGGGGTGACGTCCATGGCGCGCAAGGCTTGGTCGAGCTTGGAGCCGATACGGACACCGCCCTTGCTCCTGATCAGCGCCAGAACCGGGCTGCGCTCGCCGAAGGACTGCTTGCGGCCGGCGGCGCGCTCGGCTTTGCGGACTTCCTTGACCGCATCCACCATGACCGCGTTTTCGTCCATGTTCCGAAGGCGCTTCACCAGATCGGCCGGCGCCCGCTCTTTCAGCACATCGAGGCGGGTCTTGCGCAATCCTTCCAGCGAAGCGGCCTTGCGATCACGAATGCCGCGCCGTTGGGTCAGTCGATCTTCCAGGCCTTCGAGCCGATCGGTCGCTTTGGTCAGCGCTTCACGCTGCTTGTCGGCATCGACAATCTTGTTGCCGATCCGGATCTCGTCCGCCTTGAACTCGAGTTGCGCAAGCTGCTCATCGATCCATGGGCCAACGATGCTCTTGAAGCGGGCTTCGCCGGCATTCAGCCGCGGCGAATTCCAGATACGGGTGAGGTAGGAGACGGCGGTTTTGACGTTCACGTCCGCCGGCAGCAAGCCGACCTCGATTGCCGCCTGCTTCAACGGCTCGAAAAGCCTTTCGCGCCAGACCGATGCAGCCTTGCTGATGACGTCGTTGTCGCCGACGTCACCCCGGCGCATGGCCTTGCTGACTGCCGTCCGGAACTCTTCAGGCGTCATGTCGAAATCAGCTGTCTTGCGCGCTTCGGCGTAGATGGCCTGGGTTTCCTCCAGGCCCTTGGTCAGCGCGCCCCGGTCCCAGTATTTCACGGCGCTTTCGACGGCCAGGTTGCCCTCGCCGCGCACATTCTTTTCGAGGTAATAGCCCGTCTCTGCGATATCGGCCATGTTCGCGCGATGCACCGCCGACGGGCTATGAGCTGCACGCGTCAGTGGGTTCAGTTGCGCAGTAGCCTTGCCCACCGCCTTGGCGCCCTTGGCAATGTCATAGTCTTCAAGCACAGGCTTTTCGACCGCAGCAGCGCCAGCGCTCTGCCCCTCAGCCAAGCCAGCCCGGAAGTCAGCCAGCGCCGCGCCGTCGTCGTCAGGCTGTGCCCTGACATGATCAACCGAGGCCAGCGCTGCCTTACGTTCGGCGGCAGAGAACAGCGCGCCGACGCCGGAGCCGAGCAGCGTGCCCAGAACCGCACCGCCGCCAATGGCAAGGACGCTTTCTTCGAGAGGCCGCGTCTCCTGTGTCGCCTGCAACGCGAATTCCGACACACCAGCACCAAGCGCGCCGGCAAGGCCGGTTGAGACAGCGGTCCGCGCGATGGTTGCACCAGTCGTCGCGCCCTTCACCAGAGCGCCGCCCGGCAGCAGGGAAGGCCAATCGAACAATGACACGCCAAACTGCGCTCCCACGGCAGTCCATCCGCCAGCATCGAGAATGCGCCGGTCTTCCCGCTCCATGTCGATCTGGCTTTTCAGCGCCGTGAAGGCTCGCCGATTGAAGACGCCGGCGAGCCGGTCCCAATGCTGCTCATAGGGCGTGCCCTGGATTTCGCTCCAGACCTCTTCGCCGGTGAGCCCGTCTCGCGTTGCCCGGTCAATCCCGGCCATCTTGTTGTTGCTGGCCGACCCGATGGTGTGGTCTTGCCGCCAGGCAGCGCCCAAGATTGTCATGGTGTCCGGGGCAATCTCCGGCTCTTCTGGGGTGTAGTCCAGCGCACGGAAGGTGCCGAGCGCCGGACGTTCATCGGGATACTCAATCTGCGGCATCGTCACCCCACACAGCTTTGTCGATCGTGCGCTTTCGCGCCATGCCCGGACTGTCGGGCAGCGTCTTGGGATCAATGATCGGTCCAGGTGCTGCCGGCACATCAGACGGCTGGCGACGGATAGTGGCTGCTTCCGACCGGCCGAGTTCGCGTGCACCTTCTGCGGCTCGCGCCTTCATCCAGTCAGGACCGACAGTTTCATCAAGAGCACGGGCAGCAGCAGCCTCGCCAGCGCGTTCGGCGTCGTTGGCCGCGTCATTGCGCCCACGGGTCGCTAGGAAGCGTTCCTTGGCCTCGCCTGCGGCCTTGTCGCCCAGTTCCTTGATCGTGGCAGGCGTGACACCCCATGGCGGGCCAAGGACTTCATCGTACTGTACCTGGCCGCCCTCGGTGTATTGATAGAACAGGCGATAGCGTGGTGGCCTGCCTGCTTTGACTCCGCCGGCCTCGATGTCGGCGCGGGTCTTGTCACTCGCCAGGATCGCGACGTTCTCGACTTTCCGGCCGAACTTGGCGGCGTAGTCGCTGGCGGTCTTCATGGCATCTTCGCGCAGATAATCCTGCGTGTCGCCGATTGCCGGATAGTGCAGCTCGGGCGGCATACGCATCAGGTTCGGCTTGCCCGAAATGTTGCTGACGTTCCAACGGGTCTTCAGGTCGGCGAGTGCTGCCGCCTTTGCCGAACCAGCATCGCCGCCCATCTCGTAGAACTTTTCTTCGGCAATCTCTCGGTACTCTGTCAGTAGGCCGACTGGATGATCGGGAATGATGCCGGCGCCAGGCTCCGACGTGAAGATGCTTGGGTCATACATAGCAGTCACGTCAGCAACCGAGAGGTCTTTGACGAACTTCTGAAGCTCCGGCTTGAGCACTTCCCGTTTGGCCTTCAACGCCGGATCGGCCATGGCGATAATGCGGGTCGCTGCTTCCTCGCCGCTGAGGCCCCGGTCGTTGACCAGGTGCCGGAACACGGCGAGCTTGTCGCGCGCTTGGGCGCCGCCTTCGAACGCACCGAACGAGATGGGCGCAAGACGCTCGACGGCGTCGGCCGCTGACATGGCCTGCGCGAAAGTCGCCGGATCGGTCGATGCCACACCTTGGCGAACAACCGCCTGGACGGGTTCGGGGATGTACTTGGTGCGGTTGACGAAATCGGACGTGATCGCCTGTTGCTGGTTTGCGTCTTCGGCCCGGGCGATCAACTGGTCATAGGTCTTGTCGGCAACTTTCGTCTGGTCTTTGTTGAAGGGGTTTACCTCGACCTTGCCGCTCGCCATGGCCTTGATCATGGCATTGACGTCGCCACTGTCTTTCTGCGCGGTGCGCAGAGCGCCGATCAGTTCGGCCTTGTCGCCGTTGTCGAGCGTCGTGTCGGCTAGGATGACACTCTCCCGCACCTGGTCGGGTTCGGTCTTGATCAGAAGGCTGTAGTTGTCCTTTGCCGCCGCGCGCTGCTGCGTGACCTGCTGGCTGTATTCCGTCTCGCCCCATGAGGCCAATTGGTCACGGCGGTCGTGCGGGATCGCGTCGAGGTCAGGGTCACCGGGTGCGGGCGTGTAGGTTCCGCCCAACAGCGCCGCAGCCTTCTGCTTATGGCCCTCCATCTGGAATTTGACCTTGTCGGCGACGGTTCCTGGCGCGCCGCCGGCCTTATAGTCCGAGCGGTCGTATCGCCCAGGTGCGCCGGCATTGATCGCCGAATAGATGTCGATCAGCCCCATACCCGGCTTGACGCCGGCATCGCGCAGATACTGGCCGGCAGCAGCAACCTGCTGCTCGATCGGCATGTCTTTGGTGACGCCATACTTCGCCGCCTGGGGCTCGCCCCACTGGATCAGCCCGCGATGGGTGCCCCATTTCGTTGTCGGCCCCTTGATCCATGGATCAAACGTGCCGCCGGTTTCGTAGGACATGACAGTCGCGAGGTCGACAGGATCGATGCCGAGCTGCTGCGCAGTCTGCTGGATGGCGCCCGCAAGTCCCTTCGTGTCGACCTTGATGCCCTTGATGTCGCGGATTGCCGTCTGTGGATCCTGCTGGAACTTCCAGCGCCACTTGCTTTCTGCTGCATCGGCCTCCCACTGCTGCCGGCGTTCAGCCTTCCACGGCTCCGGCATGTTCGCCGAGTTGATCGCCTCGAGGCCCTGGCGCTTCAAATCCTCGAAGCTGGCGGCATTGTTCTGGATCTGGGTCCGATAGGTACTGAGGTTGGTGTTCGTGGTGCGGTCGTAGTAGGCCGACTTCGTGGTGTTCTCGAAGTTGTTGGCCTTCTCGAACAGTGCGTTGCCACGCGACAGGATGTTGTTCAGGTAGCCCGTCTGGGCGTCCTTGGTCAGGCCCTCGAAATTGGCTTTGGCAAAATCGTTGGCGCGCTGCTGGTGGCCTTCCATGAACTGGCGCGTGAAGCCGATACCGCTTTCCGAGCTTTCTTCGCGAGCCTTGAGGAAACGCTGTTCCTCATCGGCGAGAAACTTCGTCAGGCTGGTCGACACTGCGTTGGAACGGTCGTTGGCGACGTCGATCTTCTCACGGTCGGCGAGGTCCAGCAGGCTGTAGCTCGCCCGCACGACGGCCTGTCCGGCGTCCTGCATCGCAGCGCCGACCATGGGCGTCGGCCCGGAATTGGCAATGCGGCCCGAACGCGGGTTGTTGTACGCGACGTCTCGGGCGGTAGGAATGTTCACCATGCGCTATTCACCATTAGCCATACGGGAGAGAGACGGACGTCGAGGTCTGGGTTTTCTTGTTGCTCTCGCCAAACCGGCTGAACATCGATGACATGCCGGAGAAGAGGTTGCCCGCCGCCCGGATGCGCGCCGCGCGCATGGCGCTTTCGGCGTTGTAGCCGGCGACCTTGGCGGCGTCGTTGTAACCGCGCGCCTGCTGCTCTCCCTTGTAGATGTCGGTTTCGGCGGCCAGTTCCACCCGCTCGGCAGTGTCGCCCATGATCTTGATCACCGACGGATCGGTCATGTTCCCGCCTGAACCGGCGATAGCCGCCTGTTGCTGTGACAACAGGTGCTTGCCTTCGCGATAGCGGGCCATGGCGTCACGCTGGCTTGCCGCCGCTGCCTCGTCCGCCTGCATCGCGGCGACCTTCTGTTCGTACTGGAACCGGGCCTTCTGTTCGCGGCCCTCTTGCATGGCCCCGGCAACGGACATGATCGTGCCGCCGATGCTCGCGATGGTGCCGATTGCCCCGAGGACAGGCGTCAGGAAACCCATTGCCACACCACCTTTCCGTCTAGCATTTCGTCTGTTGGCTTGAAGCCCAGCTTCGTCATCAAGGCTTCCGCTCGCGGGATCGACGTGTCGCACGTCGCCTTGATGACCCGCGCGCCTCGCTTCTTGACCTCGCCAAGCACCTGAAGGATGTGCCGGAAGATGAGCGGCTTGCGCGCTTCTGCCGGCACTTCAAGGAAAGCCATCCATTCGCCTTCCGCCGTCTCGATGACGCAGCCGAAACCCGCCAGGAGGCGACGACGCCACAGCGCGCGGCCGATCCATTGGCCTGTCACCTGCACGCCGCCGTAGAAGCGGGCGAAATCGATATCGTCCGCCGGCCGGATGTCAGCCATTGGTTTGCACTTCCATCACCAGCGAGCCGGCGGTGAACGGGTATGGCGAACGCTGTTCGAGACAGAGACGGCTGTCGGTGCTCCAGTCGCTGGAAATGGACATCATGTCGGCGTCGAAGCTGGTGAACAGGGTATTCGCGGCGATCGGCTTGTCGCTCTTGGTCGTGGTCAGGCGGCGAAGGCTGTCGAAGTCGTTGCCGACGCGAAAGCCGTCCAGCATCGTGTTCACAAGGTACACGCCAAGCTGAGAAACGCGCTTCTTCTTGAATAGCGCCGTGCCGTTTGCAGCTCCGTAGGCGAGCTTTGTTGACTGCCAGCGTCCGACGTAGGGCAGACCGATCACAACCGCCTTGCCGGCAGGCTGGGCGGCTATGACGACCTGTCCGCCCGTCACGGTGTAAAGATTGTCCTGATCGTGGAGCGCAGCACCATCGAGCCAGACAGTGACGCCCTTGCCGTTGAGATGAGGCACGGCAAACGTCGTCTGGCTGGCGGTGGTGGTGAAGCGCTTGAAGCCATCGGCCAGGCAGTTCACCTGTCCGCCCCGACAGTCCTTCAGATCGGCGAGCCTTTCGAGACGCTGCGTCCCGTTGCGGACAATCGCGAAGTAGACGTTGTCCTGTCCCTTACCACGGCAGGCAATGACCTGCTTGAACTGGCCGTCAGTCAGCACACGCGACCAGGCGACGACCTTCTCGGAAGGCCGATAGGTCAAGGCGCGAGCCTCGCCGTTCTCCAGGATGAACCACACCACCGTATCGGGCTGGCGCTGGACCGCCACGCTCACAATCGGCGATCCACCGCAGATTTCCTCATGCATGGCCATCAGGTCCATAGCGCTGTAATCGAGCGTGCCTTGCTCGGCGATCAGCGCGAAGACACGCAAGCCCGTGCTCTGCACGAAAATGCCGTCCTTATCGCACTTGACCGCCCGCAGGTCGTAGCTGCCTTGCGTCGAGCCATCGACCGGAAACCAGCTCGACGCCGTCAGCGGCTCGTCGAAGCTCGATGACTTGATCGAAATCTCGGAATTGTCGGTGCCGGCGATGAGCCTCTGCAGGCCGAGCAGCCAGAGAATGCCCCTGTCGGTGCTGGCGCCGATCGAGCGGAAGATCGGCGCACTGTCGCCTTCGACATTGTCGTCGAAGCTATGGAAGGCGTCTGGCACCGAGCCGTGCACGAAGTCGCCCTTGCCCCAGTAGAGCCGGCCGCCGAACGCCTCGATGCCCCACGGCCACCCGTCATAATCCGACCACGTCGAATAGTCCCATTCGAACGTCGGGTTGAGGGAGTAGAAGCGGCTCAGCACTTCGACATTGGCAACGGTGGCGCTGCTGTAGGAGGTCATGCGGGCAATGCCGACCTGACTGCCCCCGGTGTAGACAAGGGACGTGTCGATCGTCCCGCTGGTGTAGGTGACGGCCACGAAGCGGAAGAACTTCACGACGTTGTCGTCGCTATCGGTGACATTCGTAGGTCCAGCATTCCCCGTATAGGTGCTGTGCGTGCTCCATGCGCCGGGATTGCCGCTGCCGTCGTCAGTAGCCACCTCGAGGCGGACAGAGCCGGCCCAGGTGCCAGACACTTGAAACGAGAAGGTGCGAGCAGCCTTGACGCCTGACACACGGATCGACGCACCATTGGCCGGCGCGGACGTAAAGCTTTCCTGCACGGTCTGACCGGACTGGAACAGCCGGAACAGGCGATTGACCATGCTCGTTTCGAAGAAGGCCCGGCTGGCCGTCAGCGTGCCGTTGCCTGTGTAGACCGAAGGCGTCAAAGCCACCGTGCTGTCGGCGCGCACGAATGGGCCGTCGTCGACCTTGTAGCGCTGAATGCCCCAGCTCGTGTCACCACGGCGCTGGATTTCGCGCTGCTGGAACTGGCGCGAGGCGAGATAGAGCACGTCGATGTTCTGCTTATGTCGGGGTGCCGCGAGATCGGCCGTCGCCCATGGCGTCGAAATAACAAGCGTTCCCGCTGCATCGATCTGGCAGCGTGCGACAAGCGCCTGTCTGGCGTTGTCGGTGTAGAGTTCGAGAAAGATGCTGCCCGTCGTGGGCGTGAAGGCGATGGAGTGGTCGCCGTCGTCAAGGATCGACAAAGGCAGGACGTCGCTTGCGCCGGCAGACGTGCCGATATGAACCCAGACCGGCCCGCGAACGACTTCGACGCGGAGGCCGTGTTCCTTGCCCTGGTCGCCGCCAGCAACTGTGATCGTCTGGCGCGCCGCCGCCCTGCCCTGCGTGGTGCCGGTTAGCACCAGGTTGCCACCTGACACGTTTGCCGAGGCGCCGGCAGCGCTGGCGTTCGTCCATCCGGTGAACGAGTTGAAATCGCCGTTCGTGATCGAGGTTGCGACAGCCACACGTGACACGAAGGCGTTGTCCTTCAGGATGCGCATCTCGTTGTTCGAGAGGATCGGCACCAGCATCGAGGCGTTGGAGCCCGCGAAGGAGTATTCGAGCAGCCGGACATCACCCAGATTGATATCTGCGATGTGCTCCAGGCCAGGCCGCAGCGTCATTGAACCGACAACGCGAGGAAGGATGTTCGAGCTGATCGCCGACGCGAACTGCATGCGTTCCAGATCGAGGCGGGAAAGCGCTTCCTCGCCGACCTCGCCGCCGTTCAGGGAATAGACTGGAGCCGAAACGCGAGGCATCAGACGTCACCCTCGCCGAAAGTGATCTGGCCGCCTACAAGCGTGCCGCCATTGTCGCACGAGCCGCCAATACCGCCGCCGCCGCGCCGAGCGCGAAGCCAGGTGCCCGGCTCGATGACCTTGTTGTTCTCGTTGCGGGCATCGATGTTCTTGGCCTGCATCAAGGCTCGTTCCATGCGCTTGCTGAGCTTGTCTTCCAGCGTATCGCCTGATGTCAGCTTGCCGCAGGTGTCGAAGGCCAGCTTCAGCGCCACGTAGCGCCAGAACATCGTCGGCCAGGTCGAAATCTTGTCGTCGGCTGCGTTCACGCTGCTGATGAAGCGCAGGTAGAGCGTCGGCGTGTTGGCGTGCAGATTGCCGCCTTGGTCCCCGTAGTCGTGGAAGGTGCCGAAGTCAGGCCGGTTCGAGACAGTCACCGTCCGCAGCCAGCCCGCCGGATAATCGAAGGCATAGGTCCAGCCCACAGCCGGCGTAAGAGCGCCGTTGGGCGACAAAGCTGCGGATGCCTTGGCGAAGTTCCAGTCCCCCGAGTTGAAGGCTTCTTCGACCGCACCCGCCCATGCGTTTTCGAAGACGTATCGCGCCTCGACATCATCGGTCAGGGTGGTGATGGTCGCCTTCTCCAGATGAACCAGAGCTTGCTTCCAGATTTGCAGCTTTGTCGCCATGGCCGGTTATCCGTTAGCCTTTGCCGCGTACGCGTCCGCCGCTTCCTGAGCTTCGCCCTCGGTCGCAAAACCGTGCTCGACGACGGTACGATCGTGGAGCACCCGCCATTTGTGGTTCGGGCCGCCCCAATTGACGCGGATGCCCTCGATTTTGACCTGTGACAGGTCCGGGTCCGTTTCGTCGCCCTGGTAGATGCTGAGCACCCGCAGCTTCGCCGTCGTTTTGCTGGTGGAGAGGACACGCAGCCGGGCATCCAGCTTGAAATCTTCGGAGAGGACCGAGATCTCCATGCCGGGGCGCATACGGCTCAGACAGTTCCCGAAAAACTCGGGATGGAGAACGTCCTCGATCGTGGTGCCGACGGGCACGTTCGCAGCGTACCGGTGGAAGGCGTAGTCGGCCTGAGAAAAGCGGTGGTCCGCCAGTTTCGAAACTTGGGTCATTGGTTCACCGTGGATCAAAGGGAAATGGAAAAGGGAGGCCCGAAGGCCTCCCCAGCTCGCTTAGTCGGTGTCGGTCGCCGTGATGGCGAGGCCGTCGGTCAGGTCGATGCCGAGACCGTTGGTGCCGGTCTTCTCGTCGATCACCCAGCAGTGGTGGATCGCCGTCACCGGGCCGGCGATGGTGGTCGTGCGCGTGCGGACGATGACAATGTCACCCTGGCGGGCGCCCCTGGCATAGCCGTCGCTGACATAGTTGGAGGTGTTCACCGTCGCGATGGCGTCGACCGAGTCCAGCAGCCACGTTTTCATGGAGCTGGCGCCGGAAAGACCATCGGTCAGGAGTTTGAAGCCGTTGAGTTCGTAAGCCACTGTCTGACCTCCTTACGAGAACGCAGCAGTGTCGTCGGTGACGACCTTGATGACGCCGGCCTGCTGCAGGATGGTGCCGCCGTCGTAGATCGTGGCGCGGTCGTAGGAGTAATCATCCTCGCCGTTGAAGCCCGCATCCACCTTCACGTCGCCGGCAATGGCGTGCCCCACGGCCGGCTTGGCGAAGATGAAGTTGGAGGCGGTCGCCGTGCCCATGCCCGGCAGGCCGGTGTGCATGATATGCTTGGCGCCGAGCCAGACCTTCGGCCGGTCGAGCGTCAGGCCGACGAGCGGCTTGGCGTCGATATAGTCGGCCGACTTGAACTCCTGGAAGGTGAGCAGGCGGGCCCAGGTTTTCGGGGTCCACAGGCAGGTGATCTCGTTGCCGACCATAACGTCGAGCTCGAACAGGTCGGACAGGGCGTCGACCGTCTTGCCGTAGGTCAGGGTCTGCGCCGCGCCGCTGGCATAGGCGTTGGTAGCAGTCGACAGCGCGTCGATGATCGTCATGTCGATTTCACGCGAGGCAGTCAGCGCACTGGCATTCTGCATCGCTTCACGCAGGTTCGCCGGGGCCGTGAACACGTCGAAGCCGGGACGGGTTTCCTTCGTGTGCTTTTCTTCCAGCGTGATCGTCGGCTGACCGTCGGTGCGGTTGCGGGACGGGATGAGACCGTTGGCGCCGCGCTTAGTCATGCGACCCGCCGCGCCCTGGAGCGCGAACGAGGCGGTCAGGCCGCTGATCATGAGTTCCTTGGTGACGCAGTCCTTGAGGTAGGTTTCGCCGCGCTGAAAGGCGACGACCCACTCATCACGGTACTGGGTTTTCGTGATGGCATAGGCCATGGCGAATATCCTTTGATGATGATTGGAGGGGTTTCTTTCAGCCGTGATCAGGGTGCCGTATCGAAGCTTTCGCGGGATGCCGTGCCCAAGGCACGGGGCCGCTACTCACCCCGGCGTGGGGCGTCACATCAGCTTGGATTTTCGGGAGGTTGCGGGGCCGGAAACCGGGATGCCGCTGTCAGTCCGACCGTCCGGATCACTTCCGGGCGGTAATCTTTTCGAGCTGGGCATAGATCTTCGTCAGCTTGCCCTGAACGTCGTCGCTCTTGAACTTGGTCGGATCAGAGACGCGCAGCGCCAGCAGTTCCTGTTTCTGCGCTTCCAGCGTCTTGCCGGTCGCCTCGATGTCGCCGGTGAGGATGGCATTGGAGCCATAATAGTCGGCGCCGATCGTCGCCATCATCTTGACGAAACCCAGATTGTCCTGGAGGCGCGAGCCATCCATCAGGCGCAGGCCCATCATCTGGCCGAAACCTTCCTCGCCGAGATGAGCCTTCATCAGTTCCTGGGCGGCGCCGATCTGGCCGTCATAGTCGCCGCCCCACTCGGTGCGCAGCGCCTTCTGTGTCTCGCCGGCGACCTTCGCAAGCTGGGCGTTCAGGTCTTGAGCCTGTGCAGCAGCGAAATCCTGGTACCAGTCGAGCGCTGCGGCTGCGACCTTCGGCGGCACGTTGCGTTCATGCATCGCTGCCTTGAAGTCGGAGAGGATCGCCTTGTCGGCGTCCGTCACTTCGAAGCCCTCGCGGAATTCGCCCGGATACTTTGTTGCATCGTCCGGAATGCCGTTGGCTTCCCGGTAAGCCTTGACCTCGTCCGGCGTCGACTTCTCGGTCAGTTCGATCGCCTTGCCGACGTTCTTGGCATTCCTGTAGCCCTCGCGGAATGCCTTCGAAATCTCGTCTGCCGACTTGTAGCGCTCGAGCTGCTTCATCATCGCGGCGTCGCCGCCGGCCAGTTGCTCGCGGAACGACTGAAGCGCTGCGGCGGCATCGGGCGCAGCGGCCGGCGCTGGCGTTGGCGCGGCAGGCGCCGTGGCCGGCACGGGTGCCGTTGCTGGCGCGGCTGTTGCTACGGGTTCAGGGCTTGGCGCGGTCGGCGTTGCGCTCGTCGGCTGGTTTGCCGGTGCGTCGATCGTGGGCTGGTCGGTCATTGGCTTCACCTGTCAAAATGGAAAGGGAATGGGAAATCAGCTTCCGGATCTGGAAGCCGACATGCTGCTTGCCGGCGGCGAATGAACTGTCGCGTTCGCCGCCATGCTCTGCCGGCATCCACGATGGTTGATGGATGCCGCAAATTTGGAGGATCGCGCCGAGGGCGCGCTTCTGCTGATCTTCGTTCGCTATCCCGGCAGCCAGCGCCTGAAGCGCCACGCAATCGGTCCTGCGGATTTCCAGATCGGTTCGGGGCATCTCATTGTCAGGGCGAACCGTGACAGGATGCCATGGGCGGTACAGCTTCTGGCTCATGCGCCGAGCGCCGCCCGGATAGACTGGCCAGCATCGCCGACCTGCGCGGCGACGGCAGCGCCCTGGCCCACCTGTTGCATCTCCTGTTGATCAGCCAGCGACTGCTGCATCTTCTGGCGGGCAATCGCCGCTTGCTCTGCATCGATCAACCAATCGGAACGCCCATTCGGCACTGCGGCGAACGCATCGCGGAACATCGTCCGGACATCGACCTCGCCGACGAGGGATGGATCGAGTGAGGCACCCGCCTGCAGAACCGTAGCGCTTTCCTGGAACGCGTTCAGAACCTGCCGGTCACGGGCTTCCTTCAGAGCATTGTTGAACTCGTACTGGATGTTCTGCCCGAGCAGAATGTCGGGCATATCTTCCGGGATGCCGTTGCGATCGACGGGGCCATATCCTCCGGCCCGCATCACCTTTTCGGTCGCGAGGTCAAGCACCGCACCTGTCCATTCATGTTCGATCGGGCCGAACAGCGGCATGGCGTTGCGGATCCATTCCTGGACGCGCTGCGCTGCCTCGTAAGCCGTCATCGTCTTGTCGGCCTGGGCGATCGGCTGCAGCTTGCTCAGGAAGAACGCGTCACCGAGCTGGTTGCGCTGGTCGTTGATCAGGTCGATGCCGAGGCCGACATTCTTGCCCAAGTCGAGCACGCGCAGTGCCGCCCCCAGGCGTTCGTCATACTGGCTGTCGATGAAGGTGATGCCGTTGGCGCCGAGATCGACCGGCGACAGCAATGCATCTTGGGTGGCGACCAGCGGCGGGTCGACCTGCTTTTCGCCTGCCTCGATGATGGTCATCTTCATGCGCTGCAGCATGCGGCTTTCGGTCAGGCCGATCGAGGCCGCCGTCGACACGGCGTAGAACTTGCCCGACAACAGCCACCAGCGCGGCACGACATAATCGAAGGTGAAGGCCGGCAGCTCCTGCAGGATGGTGCCGTCTTCGGTGACGTAGATGTCGGCCCACTTCGCGCCCTTGGGGAACTTGCGATACGGCTCGTAAAGCTCCAGCGGGATGAAAATGTGCCGGACCTTGAACGTGGTCTTGATGTCGTTGTCGCGCAACGCGTTCTTGGCGGCCTGCGGAAGCTTCGCCTCGCCGAAGTGGTGGGCCATCGCCGCAGCGGTCATGTCGCACTTGCGGTGGACATGGTTGACCTGGCCGTCGGGACCCTCCTGCCCGGCCATATGCTTCGGGTGGTGGCACCTGAAAAGCAGGTTGTCGCGGTTGCTGTTGTAGCTGACCTGCAGCCAGCCCATGCCGAAGGCAGCAAAGTCATGCTCGACCTGCTGGGCGGCACGACGAAAGCCGCTGTCCTTTGAGTTCAGGATGGCGCTGTTCACGTCGGTCATGAATTCGAGGAACGCAGCCGCGTTACGATCACGGCCGACGCGCTTGTTGGAGGCCGCCGCCTTGAACCATTGCCGCCCGTCGGGCCGCACCATCGAGCCGATCTGGTCGCCAAGCTCACGCCGCATCAGCACAGGTGTCGCATCGGTCAGATGGGCGGCGAACTCCTGGCCGAGCACGATCTCGGTGGTGAAGTCGGCCCGCTCGGGGAACAGGAATTCGGCGATTTCCTGATACAGGCTGTCGAGCGCGCCCTTTGCAGAGAAGAGGCGCGCATCGATCGCCATCAGGTCGCGGCCCGACTGATCAGTCATCAGCTTGCACCGAGCGTTCCGCGCGAGAACTCACGCCCGATCGTGCCAGGCACAGGCGCAAGGCGGTCGGACGCGGCACTGCTGCTTTTCCCAGCCGGCGCAAGCGAGCGCGTCCGCCCACGCTGGCGCTTGGCCAACGGGTCTTCAGGATCGGGCATCGTTGCCGGCGGCTCAGGTTCGGGCATCTGCTGCTTCTTTCCGAAAAGTCCACTCATCAGCGTTTTCCTCGCAGTTTGGCCTTCAAGGCACTGTTGGAAGTCACAGACATGAGCCTTGCCCTTGATTGCTCCCGCCGCTCCTGCGCGGCCTTGGGGCGCTTCAGGCCGGCAATGCTCGAAGCCGACAGCATGATCGTCGTGTCGCCCTTGTCTGGGGACCGGCCGAGCATTTCCCGCATGGTGTCCTTCGGCAGAACGATGATTTCCTCGCCGCCGCCGCGGGCCCGGATTTCGTATCGGAAGGCTGCCAGGTCAGCCTCGAGTTCTGGGTCTGGCGGCAAGGCAATGCGCGAGCCATAGGCTGGATCGAGCTGTTCCCTGAACTGCCAGACGGCTTGCGCACGGAGGTTGTAGAAGCCGTACAGGCCCTCTCGACTGGTCGAAGCCGAACCATCGCCGCCCTTGAAGCCGAAGCAGTCGATGTCCGCATGGGCAAGCTGTGTCAGCGTGTCGCCGCCATAGCCGCCGCCGGCATCGACCACGACACGGCAGCGGTCCCGCATTTCCTTGATGATCAGTCCGGCAGCCGTCGGCCCGTCTGGCGTGTCTTTGCCGGGATAACTGGCGAAGGACGAATACCACCAGTCGCGCCGGCTCTGGATTTGCGTCTTGTCCGATCCGCCCTGGGCGATGTCGGCGGCAACTGCCGTCATGGGCAATTCAGGCGGCGTGCTCAACCACCGTGCTTGCGCTTCCCGTATCCACTTGGTCGGGATCACCTGCCAAGGATCGTCTTTGCCATCGGGTTCGAATGAGCCATAGCGGAGTCGTTCGCGGATCTCGTCAGGCAGGCTTTCGAGCTGCGAGGCATACCCCGTCGCCATCAGGTCGGGGTTGTCTTCCAGCATCGACCGGATGAAGGTTCGCGACCGTGGCCGCTCGCCCCTTGGCCCTACATAGTCCGCGTCGACTTCGCGGTCCTCGCCGTCGATCGTCGTGAACCATCGCAGTTCGCCCGGCTCGGCTGGGTTCGGGTGCGATTTGTCCAGCCAGGGCGCCCAATACCTGATGACCCACATGCCTTCTGCCGACGTCGGCGGGTTGCCAGTGGCAACAACCCGGCACCGGCGGCCCTGCGCGTCACGAAGCCAACCGATGATGTATCGATACTGGCTTTCCGTGAACTGCGTGATTTCGTCGAAGGCTTTCAGGCGATGCGCGCGACCCTGGTATTTTTCCTTGTCGGCCTCATGCGGCACGCCGCCCAGCTCGATCTTACCGCCGCTCGGCAGCCGCCAGACGTGCGATTGGCTGTTGTAGCCGTCGCGCGTGCCCAGCATCCGGGCCAGTTCGTCCTCTATGCCCTTGAGCTGGGTCGCCTGCCTGCGCAGGATCAGCGCCGGCTGGTACTCTTCCACACCGAGGCCGCAAATCAGCGTCGTCTTGCCGCCACCGGCAGAGCCGCCATAGAAGGTTTCGTCCGCTTCCGAGAACCATGCATCCGTCTGCGGGCCGGGGTTCGGGATCATGTAGCGCCCAGCGGACGCCTTCACTGCCTCGTCGATGACCTCCTGCCTTGTTTCGGCTGGCAGCGCATCAAGCGCGGCAAGGACTTCACTTAGCTGCACTGTTCAGACCTTGAGCCAGGAGGAAGGCCACACGGCGCGCAATGTCATTCTTGGATAGGTCATCCACTGCGGAGGTGAGCGGAGCGCCGTCTTTGCCCGTCACTTCCGCCTTTTCGACCAGCAGTCCGTGCAGCTTGGCCTTGCCCATGATTGCCGAAACAGCGGCAGATGCCCCCTTCTCGTCTCCCATCGCCTTGACGCGGGCCAGTTCCAGTTCGCCGGTCAGTGTGCCGATCGACACCATGGCGAGGTCGCGGGCTTGCTGCTGAAGCTCTTTGACCCTTGCGGCAACCGCTGGATTAGCCAGCAGCCGGCTTGCCTCGCTCCAGACGGTTTCCGGCTTAGTGTCGGCTCCTACCTCGTAGGCTCGCCGATAGGCTTCAGCGCCCTTCCCTGTCTCGACGTAGGCGAGAGCGAACGCCTCTTGTTTCGCGGTCAGATCAGACATTGGGTTCGAATGCCTACTTGGCTCCGGCAGCGCGAAGCATTGCGTTTGCCGCGGCGATCACGGCTTTCCAGAATGCTGTCATGGTTCACCTGATGTCGGCTCGACAGGTGCCGAGGTTGATGGGAGGATGCGCGCCTCAACGTTAGGAGGGGCAAATGTCTGCTAGCTACGGCGCCGCCATGGCGCGAGACGTCAAGAACCAACATTCGATTGAGGCCAAAATCGACAAGTTGGCCGAAGCCATCGACCATTTGGCTCGCGCAGTCGCAGATCTTGAGAGTGAGGTGAAAAAGATCAAAGCCCGCGTCTAGGGTAGTTGGTCACCCCGCCCGCATAACGGGTGCCCTTTGATTTAGAAGATCAGGGAGGCGCCGGGGGTTTGCCTCGCCCGCCGACGCTGCGAATGAAAAGCCGCCCGGGTGACAAACCCGAGCGGCTTAATTATTTTCGCAGTTTCTGCACATTTCGCTTGCGAGATACGCAGTTTCTGCTACATTCAAATCACCGAAGCAATCCCGCTTCGGCAGGACTAGGAGGATCCCATGAGCGCTAAGCTCACCTTCCAAGTCCGGATCGGCAAGTGGAGACTCACAATCTCCATTAGCCGGTAATCCGGGGGCCGGGGAGAGCTAGCACCTCTCTCCGGTTCCTGAATGTAACAACTTTCGAGGGCGCCTTCAATGACCACCGACGCGAACGTCTATGGTGACCTCACGGTCGAGGACATCATCAGCCTACGGAAGTCGCTGGGGTTCACCCAGGCCGGCTTTGCTCAAGAGTTGGGCCTGGGCTCGCGTGCCTGGTCAGCCGTAGAAACTGGCGAGGCAACACTGCGCAGGATCCACATCCATGCTGTCGAGCGGGTCGCCCTTCACTACGCTTCGCTGACCAATCCGATGCTCGCGTCTGCGGCCGTTCGCCGGGATGCTCTTGAACTCGCGCGCAAACTTGAAGGCCGCGACTAGGACGGATCCCGCTGGCCCACGTTCCTGTCGACCAAGGCCCCGAATTCCGCGTAGCTCATGCCGGCCGTTTGCAGCACACTGGCGATGACCTCCATTGAAGGCCAACGCCGTTTGTCGCCCAGCGCGCGCTTGGACTTGTTGAAGGTGGTGGCGTCAAACCCGGACACGATCGCAAGCCGAGATGCCGACATTTGGCATTGTGCAGCGATCTCGTCGATCGCGCTCCAAACTGCCTCGTGCTGCCTTTCTAGCTGCTCAGACATTCCACCACTGAAAAGCAAAAGGGCCGCCGAAGCAGCCCTTATCGACGCATTGCGCCATCGTGCTCCCTGCATGCCATATTCGGTTACCGGGCGCAAGGACATTTGTTCCGGGACCGATACGATGCTTATGACATATAGACCGGAAAGGTAGAACGTGTCGCCAATCTCAGCGACAACAGATTGCTGGGAAGGAGTAGGAACTAAACGGCTTTTGCGCTATTTTTACCAAGTGCGGCAAAAATGCCATTTTTCTACCCCTTCGACTCTGTTAACGACGACCATGATGCGGGGCGAGACAATGATGCGGCACAAAGCTGAAACAGTGCAGCTAAAGCCGAACATCGATAGGGTGATTGCAACAATCGCCTATGTGATTCATGCTGCCGAAAAGCTTGGTGCCCAGTTTTCACAGTATGACATCGTCAAGAGTATTTTTCTCGCCGACCGCTCCCACCTCAACACATTCGGAAGACTGATTTCCTCGGATAAGTACGTGGCGATGGTCCATGGCCCGGTTCCGAGTACGTCCTACAACGTCCTCAAGGGCGACGAGTTGACCATGCGGCAGTATCGCTTGGAGTGCGTGCCTTGGCGTTCCAAGCGTGGCGAACCGGTAGGTGTCCGGGTGTTTTACGATTCCACTGTTGAGGGGATCGACACAGTTCTTTCACCAAGCGACATGGCTGCCATCGAGGCTGCAGTGGGGACGATTAATAGCCTCACGTTTTCACAGATTAGGAAGCTTACACACGAGGACCCCGCGTACATCGACGCGTGGGAAGATGAGTCTGAGAAGAAGCAGTTTCCTATTAGTCTTGGCATGCTGTTTGATGCGCCGAATTTCGAACGCGCCCGTCAGCTGAGTGAGATGTCGAAAATCGACTAATGGCGTTTGCTCCTGGCGACATCGTCCTATTCGAGAGCGCCGTTGCCGGCAAAATGAAGTTTCATCTCTGCTTCTGCGTCGAATACGACAATGAAGTTCATAGCTTCATATACCTCAACTCCGACGGCGGGTTTCGCGACCAGTTTGTAGTCGACTGCGCCCGCATTCAGGGGATGCAGGCGTCTCGCACCGGCCAAACAGTCTTTGATTGCCCCACAGTACACCGGAAAACGACTGCCCAACTTACGAACCTCCGCTCGAAGCTGATCTGCCAGTTACCGAAGGAGGTTGCGGAAGAGTTCCTACAGTTTGCGCGCACTATCACTTCAATGACAGAGCGCGACCACGCGAACCTGATCCGCATGCTCGAGTCCTTACTAGCTGCCTAGCCAAGCAGACCGCCGCCAGAGGCGCGAGACACGACGAAGCGTTAGTCAGCGAGTACCTAGCCAATCTTCGATATCGATCTGCGGCGCCTTCCGCCGGCGAGTGAGCCTAGCGCTCGCGGCATGCTGTTTCGCGTCGTGCCGTAGGTGGCATTGCTGGCACCAGAAGCGGAGATTGTCGTCCGAGTGGTCGGTGAGATGGTTGTCGGCGTGCGCAACCGTGCAAACGATCTTGATGATCCTGAGAAGGATCGGCTCGCCCTCCCCGCACCACCATTCCTCCCCTGGCTTCGGCCAGACAAGGCGCAGGCCATTGTCGCCTTTTGGCTGGGCCGGCAAGAATTTGCCGCTGCTTCGAAGGCGCCCGCCCAGAGCGTAATTGTCGACGCCGCATTTCTCGCAGCGATTGCCGGCGCGGCTGCGAATGCGCTCGCGGATCGCCTGCCATTCCGGCGACTTTATCGAGCCGCCGGGGTAAAGCTTCATCTTGTCTGCTGAAATCGGCATTCGAGCTTGCTCCTCAGGCTGTTAGGCATCGCTTCCTTGCGGTCTGGAGGCCCCACATGCTGGCGAGATCATCGAGGTCGGCGCGCAAGTTGTCGGCCATGGTCAGCCGTTCGCGTTTGTGCGGAGCGATTTCGGTTAGCGCCCGGCCCTCGGCACAGACCTTCTGCAGCACGTCATAGCCGCGCGAGCCAATAAGCAGCCGGCAGCGGTTGAGTTCGTTGGCGGCGATGATGCGTGACGCGATCGGATCGCCCTTCCCGCCGTCGACACGATCCATGGAATAGTCCAGGCTTGGCACCGCGCCGCCGGCCTTTTCCCAGAATGCCCGGAACCGGTCGGCAGCCTCCTTCTGTGACTTCGCCAGGAAGCCGCGGGCGAATAGCGTTTCCACCGCGCTCTCCCGGGTGTTCTTCTCGGCCTCGATGATGCGCGGGAATGCCTTCTCGCCGTCGCGCGCCGGCCGCCAGTCTGGGTTTTCCACCTCGACCTTCACCACCGGGCCGCTTGGCTGCTTTTGCTTCTTCCTCGTCTTGCTCATGCTCGCTCCACAACAACGGGCTTCCGGCCGGGCCGAAACAGCCGCTCCGCATTGGCTCGGGCCGCGTCCGCCTTTTCACCAAAGCCGCGGATCGTGCCGTTCATGTGCTTTTCCTGCGCTCGGAGCGCGGCTATCTCAGCCTCGGCTCTGGACGGATACCCCGCCGGCCTGTCGCCGTTCATCACCGGCCAGTAGTCGGCCTTGTGGCTGTAGCGGACGAGTGCCCGCCAGGCGCCGTCGATCCATTCGGCCTTAGCGTGGAAATGGTTCATGGCCGCTCCCCGAGGATCGACACGCGCGGCAGAGTGATCTTGTTGGCGGTCGGCTGCTCTTCCTTCACCTGGGCCGCTGCCGATCGGGCGAAGATCGGATCTCCGAAAGCACGAGCGGTGAAGCCGCGATTGTCGTCGGGGATTTCGGCCAGCCGGTCAGTCAGATCGTCGTTGAAAACTCGCGAAGCTCTGGCCCCTTGGATCAAATGGGACCTGTGCTTCTCCATCTTCTGCACCCGGCGCTTGGCCCGATAATCAGGATCGATGCGGGTGTGGACCGTGTCAGGTGACAGGCTGAAGACCGCGCCGATCTGGGCGAAGGTCATGCCAGTTTCCCGCATGCGGGTTGCGAGGTGGACGTTCCAGGTCATTGGAGTAGCGGGTTCGTGTTTCATCGCTTCGTCCTCCTTCACGCGGCCTTGGCCTGGGCGGCGGGCTTCGGCCCGTAGACGGTTCCGAGACAGGCAACCCAGATGGCGCCGACGGGAACAGCTTTCTCGGCGCTCAGCCTGCGCCACTGGTCGTAGCTGATGTCCTCGAACAGGACGGGTCGGTCGGCGTGTTCGGTCAAAGCCTTCTGACGCTGGATCTCGAACGGGGCGAGCGGGCCCTTGCGGTAAACTGGTGGTGCCGGGAGCCGCGGGCGGTTGCGCACATCGATGAATTCCTGCCGGCGGCGGACCTCCGCACAGAACTCGGCAACGGATGGAGCAAACGTGCGGGACTGGCCTTGGACTTCTCCCATGACAAACCGTTGCGCCGCCTCAGTGATTGCCTGAGAACTGGCTCCCCGCAGCACCGCCGAATATGTCTTCATCAGCGTCTCGCTGTCGGTCGCCCCTTGCTGGGGGAAGGAATTGAGCATGGCTGTGACCGCCAAAAATGCCTTCTGATCCATGGTTTTCACTTTCGAGAATTCGTTGAGCTGCACCGACGACACCGGGACGTGCGGGTTTCGGAGGGTCGAGCGCCGCCGTGATCCATGCGATTGGATCGCCGACGCGATTGTCGCGGGCTGCGATGATCTTGCTCATTACGAGGGCGCAGTCGTCGCGAGATGCCTTGAGCCACTTGCCGAGAATGGCCCTAGCCCCGGCCTGGGTCTTACCGCTGATCGAAACGAGCGCAGAAAGCCCGTCAGACCAAACCAGTGTTCGGGCATCGACCGCCGGAGGCGCGTCAGAAGCGTTAGCTTCTGTTATGTTTGTATCTGTCTCTGTCTCTTGCAGCGTCACTTGGCCGTCACGTGACGGTTGCGTTACGTCACGGTCACCGTCACCCGACGATTTGAGACGGTCACGGTAGCGCTTTTGCCGGTCGCGCGATTTGTCAGAGTCAAACTGGCGGTCGCTCCACTTGACCACAACGCCGTCCAGAACCCGACCCACAGCACAGAGGGCAGCGAGAATGTCGCCAATGTCGCTCTCGTCGCATCGAAGAAAGTAAGCCGCCTCCCCTGCATCGAAATCAAAGCGTCCACAGTCGTTAACCTCCGCTGCGCTTTCGAGCACTGCGCCCCATACCCAGAGCACACGCTCCACAGTCTGCTTAGATTTCATGGCTGCGCGGACGAGTTTGTCGTCACGCATCATGCCGGCGTAGTGGCGAAACCAACGGCTCATGCGGCCACCTGCTCAGCCTGCTGGATCAGCACGACACAGCCAGGGCCGTCTTCGGCCCATTCGAACGAGAGCTTGCGGACGAAGCGGTTGCTGTCGTCTTCGATCACGCCGTTCGCTTTGAGGGTATCGAGGATGCACTTGCCGAGGTTGTCAGCGTCGCGTGCGCGCTTGTCGGGCGCGACGAGGCGGACATAGACAGACACCTGTCCCTTGAGCTTGTGCGGCCTCTGCTGGGCGATGACAGCCCAAGCCTCGCGGCCATAGGCCTTGTACCGCGGTGTAGGCACACGGCCCCTGCCCTTCACGTTGGTGAAGCAGTCATGCAAGGGGACGGGGAAAGGCAACTCGAGCCGCGTCATGCTGCGACCTCAGCAAATAGTTCCGCCTGCCTCGCGTCCTTGCGATCGAGCATGCGCAAGACCGTCTCGCCTCGGTGCATTTTGTCCCAGACGAACCATGCATTGAGCATCGGCGGGGCTCCCTGCCCCGTGAAGTCGATTTTCCAACGCATGAGGTAGATTCTGGCGCACGGATGCCCAGCCCAGAACCCCGCAAGTCCGCCAGCCCCTGGCCACGTCCAGTTGAGTAGAAGCGCCATGTAATCGACGTCGAGTACGTCGAGCGCGTGCTTCAGCCACCGCGCCTTGCCATTGCCCCAGCCACACTCCTGGAAAGGCGGATTGGTGACTATGGCTGGCGCCGCAGGCACAGGGAAATCATAAAAGGACCGGATGTCAGCCTCGCAGCCCCGGTCGACGAGATCTGACGCTCGCACTGTCAGGCCGAGCGACTCCATCTCGCGAACCATCGCGCCGTTGCCGGCCGCCGGCTCCCAGATGACACCGAAGTCCCGCAACCGATCGATCTCGGCATACAGGAAAGCCCTCGTCGGCTCCGGGGGTGTCGGGTAAAAGTCGTCCTCCTCACGCTCCAGGTTCTCAACGCGCTCATACGAGCCGTCGAGATTCCTCTGAACGACGGGCTTCGACTTTTTCCCGGTCGCGCGAAACAGGCCGCGAGCTGAAGTGGCTTCGCCCATCATTCGGCCTCCTGCTCGACCATCTCCGGGCAGATCCATTCGGCCAGGCTGGCAGCCTTATCGCGCAGCCAAATCGCCATGATGTGCCTTCGCTCGAATGACAGCCACCGAAGCAAGACGGGCGGTTTCTTGGCGGTATGCGGCATGGGCTTTCCTCGCTTCGATCACGGCGTGCATCTCTTCGATCTCGCGGTGATCAATCCTGTTTGCTTCTTTGTTGAAGACGGCCCGCACTCGCCGCCGCGTCCATCGGTCGTTGAGCTTCACGAGATCCGTGTAAGCCCGCTCAAGCATGGTCTTCACCGGCTCGCGTACCCCGCGCGAGCCAATGACTTCGTCCAGTAAATTTGCAGCCCGTTCAGCATCCGTTGTCGCTGGTTGCATGGCTGAATTATCCGCGTTCTTGGCTGATTTTCCCAAGTTCATGGGTGACCCCGTTGCTATGTTCCCTAGCGACGGAAACAGCGACGGAGTTACTTGAACCGTGGAACGAATTGGCCACCGAGCGCGAATGGTCCTGGCAGACGCGAGACGCGCGATGGAGGCGAAGCGAAAGGCTTCGGGGCGCCTTGAAGGCCCCGACAGAATTGAGCGGCGAGGATTGGACAGGGTGTTGAGCGACGCTCCAGACGTGCCCACTTCCCCGCAACCCTCGCCTGACGTCGACGAACAGGGAGTGCCCACAGATCACGCGGCACAGACCACGTTCGACGGATGCAGATGTCGGTTGCCGCAGCCGATAGGACAGAAGCCGGCCCGGTCCTCGTCGGGTCGCGCTTCTGTCCGCTCTCAGGCCGCCGCGAATGACAATCATGCTGCAGCCTCGGCATCCGCCATTGCCTTCCGGCACGAGTGGCAGTGATTACGGCCGGAGCCGGCGCACAGATCAGGGTTCAAGCAATGTGGGCGCAGAACAACAGCCGGCTTTCTCAGGAAGGCCGGCACTTCTGCGTCAGCAATGGGGGCCGGAGCGGATGGGGGAGCATCCGCCCCGGCCGTGTCCGCCTGCCGGGAGGAGGAAGCAGGCGAATGTTGTTCGGTTTCGTCCTGGGCGATCATGATGTCGACAGCCGCGGTCAATGCCGCGCGGCCAACCTCGGTCTGGGCACCTTTGACAACCGTCTCGAGCAGCTTGGCGTCGGGCGCATGCGCATGCGTAGCAATCGGCGTGCCAGATGCTCGGTGGTAGGCATCGAGATACAGGTCAAACACCGTCTGCTTCTCAGCGACAGCGTCGGCGCCCTTCTTCTCGACCTTGCGCAGGTGCGAGACGAGATCGCCCATGGCGGTCTTGTCGTACCCCTCGCCCTTGGCCTCGGCGTAGACCTCGCGAATATCGTCGGCGAGCGTGTCCTGCTCTTCCTTCAGGCGCAAAACGCGATCGATGAAGCCTTTCAAGCGGAGGTCGGCGCTCATGCCGCACGCTCCGGCATGCTCCCGAAGATGTCAGGGCGGAGGTCTTGCGGCGGTATGCCGGTAATCCGCGACACCTCGCCAATTCGCTCAGCTGGGATCTTGTCCCACTGCAGCACCGCCGATGGGGTGATGTTGAGCGATCGCGCGAGCGCGCTCGCCGTCTTCACTGCCGCGATGGCCCTGGTCAGGCCGGCTTCCGGTGTCGGGGACGTGTCCATGCCTTATGTAAGCATAACTCAAAAATAGATGCAAGCTACTCTTACATGGACGAAAAGCACTTCTCCAAATCAGATGCGGCTCATGGCAAAGAGCGAATTGGCACTGAAGGTTGGGGCCGCGATCAAGACCGCGAGGAAACGGCGGGGCTATGTCATGCGCCAGATCGCGGAGCACAACCAGACCGATACAGCCGCTGTCGGCAACTGGGAAAGTGGCCGCAACCTCCCCAAGACCGAGAACCTTCTTAAGACCGCCGAGTTCCTGCGGGTTGACCCGACAGCACTTGGCCGCGGGGAAGTCGTTTTCTTGGAGGACACGGAAGCCGGCGACGCCCAGATCGTGACTGACCCGGGCCCAGCTCCATCAGGCCCGCGAGATGTCGAGCATCTTGGCACAGCCGTCGGCGGCGATGATGGAGACTTCCGCTTTAACGGCGAGGTCATGGGCTACGTTCAACGCCCGCCAGGCATTGCACATCTGCGAAAGGTGTTCGCGCTCGATGTCCTCAGCGATAGCATGTTCCCGCGCTTTAAGCCCGGCGAAATGGTCTATTGTGGCGGCAGAGAGCCTGTTCCGGGCGATGACGTCGTGATCGAGATGTTTCCTGAGGGCGACGAGCGCGTCGGCAAAGCCTTCATCAAGAGCCTGTTGAAACGCTCGGGAAACACCCTGATCGTCGAGCAGTATAATCCCCACAAAGAGATCTCGTTCGATCGCTATACGATCAAGCACGTATGGCGCGTGATCCCTCTGAAGGAGCTTCTCGGCTTTTAGCGAGATAGGCTTCGGCCTGCACCTGGGCGAGATACGTGACGAAAGCCACCTGGATCTGAACGTTCCGGCCGGGCAGCCCCTCCTCGCGGCATGACGAGCATGTCAGCCGCGACGAAAGCGCCGTAAGCGGTGTCGACCCTGTGACGCCATAGCCGCGCAACTGCGCTGGCTTCCACCATCTATTCCGACCACAATCAGCACACTCCACCGAGATCGAAGATACATCTGCGACCAACGGTTCGCCGCCCGGTAGCGCCATTTGCTCCCCCGCATGTTCCTATTTCGTTCTCATAATCGATTCTTTTGCCGTTTGAGTCGAGTCGGAACTTTTTGAGTTTTGCTTTAAAGTTTCGCTTGCATAGTTTTTTGAGTTTTGCTTATATCGCTCACATCACCCGCTGATGGAGCGAACCGATGGAACTCCTTCCCAAGACCAAGCCGACACTGCTCCGCGACGCACTCCGCATGAAGCGTGAGCGCGGCGACGTTGACGCCGACGGCTTCAAGACGATCGCGATCAACGATTTCGCTTCCGGCCTCAACGCCACCATTGAAGGCGCTGAATGGGCAATGGCCCAATGGGTCGCCAAGCGCACCAACAACCCCAGCGAAGCCTATCAGGCCCGCCGCGTCGCGTTCCTCGCCGATCTGCGCGCGATCCTCGCCGGCACCTTTGATCTGAGGGAGGCGGCGTGATGGACATTGAACCTATTGAAAAGTTCTGGATGGTCTGGAACCCAGAACGGAGTGCGCCACGCTTCCGGCATCAGTCAAAGGGCGATGCCTGCGCCGAAGCAGCACGCCTCAGCCGTCGAGCCCCTGGCGAGATGTTTTTCGTTCTCGCCGCAGTGGATGCTGTGACGTCCCCGCTTTCCGCCCCGCAATCCGTGAAACTCGTCAAGCCGCGCCCTTCTCGTGACCTCGACGATGAAATCCCGTTCTGAGGGGGCCGCCTGATGCTCTCCCGCCTCATCAACCGCGTCGACCCGCTCGATCGTGTCTGGCTGGCCCTCGCCTTCGCAATCCTCACCTATCACGTCGCTGAAAGGCTTCTCCCATGACCATGGCAGCCCAAGCCCTTGTTGAAGTTGATGCCGCACCTGTGCCCATGGAGGCGCCGGCAACCGAAAGCGCCGCGATCTTCCAGATCATCGAGCGCGCAGCTCGCGACAAGAACGTCGACCTCGACAAGATGGAACGCCTGATGGCGATGCGGGAGCGCGAAATGGCGCGCATCGCGCAAACCGCCTTCAACGTCGCGATGAAGAACGCCCAGGCAGAAATGCCGCAGATCGTCCGTGACGCCGACAACGATCAGACCAAGTCGAAGTACGCCCGCTACGAAACGATCAGCGAGGCGATCCAGCCGATCATCACGAAACACGGCTTCTCGCTTTCCTTCGACGAGGGCGAGACGCCGAAGCCGAACCACGTCCGCATCCTCTGTGACGTGATGCACGATGCCGGCCACATCAGGCAGTACCACGCCGATATCCCCTTCGATAACGTCGGCATGAAGGGCAACGCCAACAAGACGGCAACCCATGCCTACGGCTCGACCAAGAGCTACGGGCGCCGCTACCTCAAACTCGACATCTTCGACATCGCGCTCAAGAACGAGGACGACGACGGTAACGCCGCCGGCCGACGCGAAGAACCCGAATTCCTGACGCCAGATCAGATCACCGAGCTTCGCGAGACAATCGAAGCCAACGGCGGCGACATCGCCCGCTTCTGCAAATTCGGCGGGGTGGGCTCGTTGGCCGAAATTCGGTCGAACCAGTTCAACGCCGCAATGCAGGTTGCGAAGACGCAGGTGCAGCCATGATCGAGGTGTTCGACTTCGACCAAGGCTCTGCCGACTGGTTCGAGGCGCGCGCCGGCCTTCCGACCGCGTCCGAGTTCGCAACCGTCATGGCGAAGGGCAAGGACGGCGGCGCCAGCATCACGCGCGCACGCTACATGCGCAAGCTGGCCGGGGAAATCCTCACCGGCGAGCCGGACCCCGACACCTACACGAACGCGCACATGGAGCGCGGGAAGGCCATGGAGGACGAGGCGCGCAATCTCTATGCGTACCTCAAGAACCTCGAGCCGCAGCGCGTCGGCTTCATCCGCAACGGTCAGAAGGGCGCGAGCCCCGATGCGCTTGTCGACGTCGACGGCGGGCTTGAGCTCAAGTCGGCTTCGCGAGAGGTGCAGATCGAGCGCCTGCAACGCGATGCCCTGCCCCCTGAGCATAAGGCCCAGGTCCTTGGCAACATCTGGGTGTGCGAACGGGAATGGTGGGACTTCGTCTCATACTGCCCGAAGCTGCCGCCGCTGATCATCCGCGTTCCGCGCGACGACATCTACATCCGGCAGATTTCCGCCGCCGTCGACGCCTTCAACGAGGAACTGGCGTTGCTCGTCGAGCGGATCCGCAACTACAGCCGGCCGCCGCGCGAAATCCTCAAGAACCAGCTCGTTCAAAGCATGTTGGCGGGGTGACCCAATGAACAGCGCTCCTATTCAATTCCTGTGGGACGGCGAGGCCATGGTGCCGGCCTCTCGCTTCTGGGCTGGCCGAGCAGATCGGCAATTCGTCGTCGGCGAGCATTACACCCTCGTCGAGCATCACGAACGATCGGACGCGAGCCACAACCACTATTTCGCAGCGATCAAGAACGGCTTCGACAGCCTACCCGACTACATGAAGGGCCTGTATCCGACCGCCGAGCACCTTCGCAAAAAGGCGCTGATCCGCACCGGCTACCGCGACGAGCGTGACATCGTCCTGTCGTCAAAGGCTGATGCCGAGCGTGTCGCCGCCTTCATGGAGCCCACTGACGAATACGCGGTCGTCGTCACTGCGGCATGCGTCGTGCGTGTCTGGACGGCCAAGAGCCAGTCCAAGAAGGCCATGGGCGCCAAGGAATTCCAGGCATCCAAGACGGCGGTTCTCGACTTCATCGACGATCTGCTCGGCGTTGAGCGCGGCGCGACTGCGCGAAGCGAGGCAGCATGACAAAGCTCATTCACCGCACCATCATCGCATGGCGTGCCTGGCAGGCATCGCGTGAAGTCGCCCGCAAGCGCAAGGCGTTTGCACGCTCGCATCCCGACATCATCGCCTTGTCGAAGCAGATCGAGAAGAAGCGCCGGCAGCACCTGCCGACCCGCGCCGACACGCTTCAGCTGAGCCGCAAGCTCAATCAGGCACTGCGGGGTGGCCAGTGATGGGCGGCTTCTATCTCGTTGGTACTGGCTGCGGGTCTGGCGTTGGGTCTGGTCCCGGCGGCGACGGTGGAATTGGGTCTGGATCTGGAAACGGCCTTGGTGGTGTCGCCGCGTTCAACGGCGGCATTGGTGCCTCGTCCGGGTTTGGCTCATCAATCGGCTGCGGGTCGCGTCCCGGCATTGGCATCGGCGGATCGACCGGAAACGGATCTGGTATCGGCCGCGGCGTCGGGTCCGGCAAGTCGTCTGGATTTGGCTTTTTCGGGTCAGGCATCGCGCGTGCTCCTCGTTGGTTCATAGCCAAACTGGTCACCGCCTGCATCGTTCCCTGCGAACTGGTCGAGGTGGCGTGATGGCCCGCACCGTTTCCGAATGGATCGGCCAGACCGACGATCACCGCGCACCAGGCAAGGTCCGCCAGCGCGTGTTCGACCGCGAACGCTCCTGCTGCCACCTGTGCAGCCAAGCAATCCAGGCTGGCGAGGCATGGGACTTGGATCACGTCGTCGCCCTCATCAACGGCGGCGAGAACCGGGAAACCAACCTCAAGCCAGCGCACCGCAAGTGCCACAAGGACAAGACCGCTCGCGATGTAGCCGAAAAGGCCAAGGTCGCAGCCATTCGTCAGCGCTTCACAGGCGCAAAGCAACCAGCTGGCAATCTCAAGTCAGCTCCCTTCACCCCATCCGAAAAGACAGCGCGCAGGACGGAACGTGCAGCGGCAAAAGCGCCTCTGCCGCCCCGCCAAATCTATCAAACCCAATGAGGGCCTGATGCCTACTCAGCGTACATGCTCTATTCACGACTGTGGCCGGCTTGTTAAAGCGCGCGGATGGTGTTCGCTCCACTATCAAAGATGGTGTGCTCACGGCGATCCAAGCGTTGCGCTTAGACCCGCAAATGGCGAAGCACAGAGCTACTTTGAAAATGTGGTTCTAACCTATGCCGGCGACGAATGCCTGATTTGGCCATTCGTGACTAACGGAGAAGGTTACGCTCGCGTCAGGAACGACGGCAAACCGTGTCTCGTATCCCGCATGGTCTGCGATCGCATTTATGGCCCTCCTCCGACGCAGGAACACCAAGCCGCGCACTCTTGTGGCAATGGCCATCTGGGGTGCGTCACCAAGGGTCACCTGTCTTGGAAAACCCCTATCGAGAACCACGCTGACAAGATTCTGCATGGGACGGTCAGCCGTGGAGAGCAGAACGGGCAAGCCAAGCTTACCGAGGCGTCTGTTCGAGAAATCCTGGCGGCCAAGGGCGTTGTGAGCCAGCGCGAGCTAGCGACCAGATTCAATATTTCCAAGTCTGCCATTTGGAACATTCACACCGGCAACAGGTGGGGCTGGCTCAGCCAACCGGACCCCCAACACGCCACCGGATCCGATTTGTTCGCACAAGCGAGGCAACAGCCATGAGCACGAACACCAATCTCACTGATGAAGCGCGACATGCCCTCGCTGCTGCCAGGCATACGCCCGGACCTTGGTTCGTCGGAGCGCAGAATGACAGCCTCTATGTGCTGGATGCAACGCCTTCACCTGCGCCCTACGACGGTCCTATCCCGCGCGAATATGGGCCGAACGTTGTTGCCACACCTAATTTCCGGATCGCCGGCTACAAGGCCAACGCCCGTCTGATCGCCGCCGCGCCTGATCTGCTCGCCGCGATCAAAGTCGCTGTTCAACTCGCTGAGGTGGCGAGCGACTGGAACCTCGATGAAGTCGAGATCGATGGTGAGATGGTTCTCACGCACGCCTTGGCCGAGAGGTTCCGCGTAGCCATCGCCAAAGCGGAGGGCTCCTCCCATGGCTGAGCTAGACAAGACGCTGGAAGCGGCGGCACGCTCAATGTGTGTCGAGGGTGGCTTTGACCCTGACGAGATCATGGCAAACGATGGGCCTCGCTGGCGCTATTATGTCCCCGGCGCGGAAGCCGCAATCTCCGCATACCTCTCTTCCACTTCAGCAGGAGTGACGGAGGAACAGCGCGAGCACATTCTCGAAACGGTCGTCGCGCCCGACAACGGCACGGTGCCGGAAGTGCTGGCGGCGGTACTGCAATGCGCTAGGGCATGGGTGCCCGAAGCCCGCATCGTCGGAAACGTTCGCGCAGGTGATATTGCGCGGGCAATCGAAGCCGCCCTCGAAGCCTCTCGGGTAGCGCCTGTCTGCCAGAAAGAGGCGGAGCCGGTCTGTAAGCATTGCAAAGGCACAGGCGCCGAAGCCGATTACGTCGGCCTCGAAATGCGTTGCGTTGCGGTCGCATGCAGCGCTTGCGGTGGCTCCGGCCATCTTCCCTCCCCAGCACCTGCCGTAGAGCCGGTGGGGATCAAGGCGCTGGAGTGGACCGAGATGCCAGAGCGGCCTTACGGCTACAAAGGCTTCCTACTCTACCGCATTGACAGTACCAACTCGCTTCTGAATTACCGCATCACCTATGCAGTGCAGGGCGAACTAGACCGCTTCGGAAAGCCGTGGACACAACGGTATGCCGATTATCCTCGATACGAGCTTGATGCGCCGCATGGCAGCAAGGGCGGCAACTTCGGCACCCTAGAAGCCGCCAAGGCCGCCGCACAGTCCGACTACGAAGCTCGCATCCGCTCTGTGCTCCACCCTTCTCCTACGCCAGTCTCAGCGCCTGTGGGGGTGGTGGGGGCGGCCCCGATGTCACCGGTTGCCGCCCATGTTGACCGGCAACTCACAGCGAACGGCTTGAAGTCGCTTGTTGACCCTGATGCGGCCCCGGCTGTGGAGGGCAAGTAGCATGGCTTGGGATCATCGCTACAGGATGCTCGAAGAAGGCGAAATCATCCAGATCGGGGATGAGGTTCTTACCGATAGCCATCTCGGCTGGCAGGAGGCGAAGCACGAGATAGGTCAGCCTGCGCCTAACCCGTACTACACGGCACACCGCATGTATCGCCGCGCTCGCGCCGCTCTCGTCGCCCCTAGTGCCAGCGCGCAAGGGGGAACCGCAGAATGAACGGGCTTCGTGTTCTCGTAGCCTGCGAGTTTTCAGGCACCGTCCGCCGCGCCTTCGCTGCGAAAGGTCATGACGCGTGGTCGTGCGACCTGCTGCCGGCAGATGACCGCAGCAACAAGCACATCGTAGGCGATGCCCGCGAAATCCTGGACGACGGCTGGGACATGCTGATCGTGGCGCACCCGCCTTGCACCCGGCTCTGCAACTCGGGCGTCCGCTGGCTCAGCGTCCCGCCACCGGGCAAGACTGCCGAGCAGATGCAGGACGAGTTGCGCGAAGGCGCCGCCCTGTTCTCGGCATTCTGGAACGCGCCGATTGACCGGATCTGCGTCGAGAACCCAGTCATGCACCGGCATGCCAAGGCGCTGATCGTCGACTATCAGGAGCCCGCGCAATCCGTGCAGCCGTGGCAGTTCGGCCATGGCGAGGTGAAACGCACCTGCTTCTGGCTTCGCAACCTGCCGCCGCTGGTTCCGACCAACATCGTCGACGGGCGCCAGCCGCGCGTTCACCACATGTCACCCGGACCCGACCGCTGGCGCGAGCGTAGCCGGTTCTTCACTGGCATTGCCGAGGCCATGGCTGACCAGTGGTCGGATCACGTTGAGCTAGCGAGGTCCGCAGCATGACCGACAACCTGCGCGAACGGCTACGCGACATCTACGCCAACGATGATCATGCGAGGGGCTGCGAGGGGCGCACCTACAGTTGCTCGTGCGGCTTTGACGACCGGACATTCCAGACTGCTGAGGAAGCCGACGCCGAAATCACCCGCCTCCAAGAGGCTCTTGCAGCAGCAGAGACGGAACGGGAGTGGCTTGCCAAGCTTCAATCGGCCCTCGCGTTCTGGATGCCTAGCGTCACCGAGGCCATAGAGATCGAGTTGAATGGACGGGCCGGAGACGACGCCTATTTGCTTGCCGGCTTCGATGGTGAAGTGCCGGTACCATCGTGGGGCGATAAGGCCATATCACGCGCTGAGGCCGCCGAGGCCAAGCTTGCATCCCTCCCCGCCCTTCTAGCAGAGACGCGGAAGAAGGCGCTGGAGGAGGCTGCACAGGTTGCGGAGAACACGGTTGATTTCAATGACGACGGCCTAAGCACGTTCGATGCTGCCCAGATTGTCACAGCCGCCATTCGCGCCCTCTCTCAGGAGCAAAGCAAATGAAGCTGACAGATGCGCAACGGGACACCCTGCTAGCTTGCGTAGATTGGGCGGCACCGTACGAAATCGCATACCATCGGAACGATGCGACGGGCGAGATCATCGACCTTGGCGGGCAGAGACAGATACTCGGGAGGCTGCGCAATCTCGGCCTAGTCGAACACGGCATGTGCAACAACACGTACCGCATCACCGAAGCCGGTCGTTCCCTTCTCGCCCTCCAGGAGAACAGCAATGAGCGCTGAGATCGCAGAGGCACGGGCGGTCATCGCCGTGATGAACGCTGAGATCAAGCGCCTTCGCAGTGTTGCGGGTTCCAGCCGCGTTGATCTGATCGACAAGCTGGAGGCAGCGGAAATCGCCCTCGACGCCAAGGATAAGCGAATAGCTGAACTGGAGGCGGGCGGCTGGCAGGATATCGAGACAGCGCCGAAGGATGGCCATGAGTTTATCGCATGTTTGCCGCGCCAAGGCGGCGTGCGCGTTCTGGTCCGGTGGGACAAGTTGCACGCATGCTGGCTTACCAAGGGCTTGGCCATTTCGCTTTTTGATGGCGACCTTTGGCACCCTCTCCCCGCTCCTCCTTCCCTCCCCAATAAGGAAGATCGAAATGGGTGAAACGCTGCAGTACCCGACTGCGCTGCTCGCTGCTCAAGCCGCAGAGAAACGAGGCGATCACGACATTGCGTTCGACCTCTACACGCGCGCCATGAATTTCCTGCTGTTCCGCATGATGTTCGACTACGCCAACGAGCAGGTCAAAAGCCTGCAAGAGGCTCGGTTTCGCTGTCTCCGCGCCCGTCGCTCCTCACCCGAGGGAGAAGCAAATGGGTAGAAGCGTGGAGACGGAGAAGGCGTGGGCGATGTTCCACCCTTCGGCTGGCATTCAATTTGACTCGTGCCGTCGATGCAAATCGCACGTCATCGAGTTTGCCGACACCGAGGCGTACCCGCCAAACTGGAGATGGAACCGCTACCGCAAGAACGGTTGGCGCATCATCCGCGTCTTGATTTCCCCCGCCCCTGTTACACAGAAGGAAAAGGCGGAATGACGCGGGCCATCGGCGTTGGCGCAATTCGGTTTCAGGTCGAGCCGCGAGACGTGCCGCCAGAAAAGGCAGCCCGCCGGCTCGGCCTGACACTTGAGGCGTTTACGGATATCCTGCCCCGTCTCCAGTCACGCGGTTTCCCGATGTCGGACCCCGACACTGGCAACTACGATCTTGATGCAATCGACCAGTGGCGCGCATCGAGGCATAGAAGGTTCTTGCAAGCTGTGCCGTCCACAGACCATCCTACCGGCCTTGTCGCTTCAAGGCTGGAGAAGCTTGGTGGGTAAGGTGGATATCCCCTACTACGTCGTCAAAAAGGGGAAGTACGGATACTGGCAGCCTAGCAAGGCAATGAAACTTGCTGGCTTCAAGCCCGCCCGCTGCGGACTGGATGGTCCTGAGGCTTGGGCAGTCGCAGCGCAATGGAACCAGCGCTGGCAGGAGCATCGACGCGGGATAGAGCCAAGCCCAACCGCGAAATACCCCATCGGCTCAATTGGCGAGGCTTTCGAGCGCTACAAGAAGACCGAGGAATGGTCCGTGGCAAAACGCCCCCGAACTCGTGAGGAGTGGGAACGGGCGTGGGCAAGGATCGAACCGGTATTCGGGGATCTGCCGCCAACAAGCCCAGAAATCACACTGGAAACGCTCTCCCAATTCCGCAAGTTTGTCGCGAACACTGTTTCGCAGCGAGAAGCCTGGCGCACGATCAAGATATGGCGCGCGTTGTGGAACGTCTGCGCTTCCCTGCAACTGTGCCACGGCAAACTTGACCCGTCCCTTTCCATCGCCAACAGCGCTCCTGCGCCCCGCTCGGCATCATGGGTCGAATGGGAGGTGGTCAAACTTGCAAAGACCGCTTGGAGGAAGGGCTACCGCGGGATGGCCGTCGCCATTGCCTTTGGCTGGGACACGCAGTTTTCGCCCGCCGATCTGCGGGGACTGACCATGGCCGGCATCGTGGGGGAGAATGCAGACCGTCATTTCCCGGTCGCGCGGGTAAAATCTGGACGTGCAGCCATTGGTACCGTCAGCCGCCGCTCGCTCGCTCTGCTCGATGCGTACCTCAAGGCCGAACCATGCGAGGTCGGGGCCGTGCTTCGGAATCGCTCAGGCGCTGTCTATTCACGCTTCACGATGCCCGACGACTTCGCCGCTGTCAGGGAGATGTGCTTTCCTGGTGATAAGCGCACGCTGGCCGACATGCGGCGCTCTGGTGCTATTGAGTTGCAGGCCGGCGGGGCTGCCCCGCAGACAACTGCGGCGAAAATGGCGAACTCGATTTCCTCGGCAAATGCGATCCACAAGACCTATCAGCCGGTCGATTTGCAGACCGTTAGGCAGGCAGATGCAGCGCGCCGAATCGGTCGCCAGCGCATTCGCGAGGGGAACAAAAAGTGATGGGTAGTTGGAACTAGTTCCAACTACCGAGAAAACCGACCAAGGAGAAGTTGGCGCAAGTGCTTGATTTTATGGCGATCCCGACAGGATTCGAACCTGTGACCATCGGCTTAGAAGGCCGGTGCTCTATCCAGCTGAGCTACGGGACCGCTGGCCGGCGGGGCCGGCGTGATCGTGGACGTCAGTGCGTCCAGGGCGTCCTGCGGTCATAACGGAAATTGTCGGAGTAGGAAATCTGCCGGCGCTTGGCTTCCTTCGGCTCCTGCACGCGGAAGGCGATGCCTTCCTTCTCGGCGTAGGCGACAGCTTCTTCGCGGGTCTCGAAGGTCAGCCGGATCTGGCTCATCATGTCGCCGGAGCTGGTGTAGCCCATCAGCGGGTCGATCTTCTTCGGCTTCTCGGCGTCGAATTCGAGCACCCAGTGCCCGGTCTTGGCTTTGCCCGACTGCATGGCGGTCTTGGCAGGGCTGAAAATTCGCGCTGACATTAATTCCCTCATTCGTGAGTCCGCAGCGAGCGCGGACATCCAGATGCGCCCGTCATTTACTGCGCAATCGCCATTGCTGCAAGGCGAAAGCCGGTTTCCGCTTTTTTGCCCTTGCCATGTCGAGCGGAAGCCACTAGGCACGGCGTCGAAATGTGATTTCGGAGTGTAGCGCAGTCTGGTAGCGCATCTGGTTTGGGACCAGAGGGTCGGGAGTTCGAATCTCTCCACTCCGACCATTTTCTCCCCGCGACAGCTTTTTCCCAGGACATCGATCTGTCCGCCCATGGCATCTGGCGTGCGATGGCAACGGCCTTGCGCATCACGCCACGGCCATGCGCAGGCGAATCGCGCGCGATGGAACGGCCGACATCGGCCAGCGCTCAGCCCGTCCCTGCCTTCCGGCATGACGCGACCGAAAGGAAACGCACCGTCAACTCAGGCAATTGCTCGGGGCCGTGCGGTGCTGTTGCGTCGAAGAACAGGCTGTCGCCCGGCGCCATGCGGTAAAGGGCCATGCCGTGGCGCCAGACCATCTCGCCCTCCAGCAGGTAGATGAATGTCATGCCGGCATGTTGGCGTAAGGCGGGGCGGTCGGCATCATTGGCTAAGGTGATGAGACAGGGCTCGACCGAAACGGCGCCCGGGACGGCGTAGCCGAGCCTGACGTGGCGCCGGCCTTGGCGCGCGCCGCAGCGCTCCGCCTTCACGAACAAGGCGTCGCGCAGTTCCTCGGACGGCTTCAGCAAGACGCTCAGCGGCACGGCCAGGGCGCGCGACAACTGATGCAGCGTGGTCAGCGACGGGCTTTCCAT